TTCGCTCATTGTCAACTCCTTCGTAAATTATAGCACCCAACCGGCCCGCATTGCGACCAGTACCTTCTTCAAAACCCACAATGGTCAGGTCCACTGTGATAGTGGGTTTCCATTTCATCCAAAAGTCTGAACGTTTACACTCATATGGTGCGTCCATGCTCTTGATCATGATGCCTTCGTAACCTTCTTCTACTGAGGCTTCAGCAAATCTACGCATGACGTCATGACCTTCAGATGTGTCCAAGTCCACATCCATGCCAGGCATGATACGAACGCACCCGTTTTCGGGCAAAAATGCTTGAGCACGTTTCAACAGGTCGATGCGTTTGTGTTGCTGTAGATTGCAGAATCCTTCACGGAACTCACTGAGTGGCACAATGTCAAACACATGATATACCATGTTGTCTGTTTTGGCATTGCTCTTGCGTTGTGCCTGCTTCATGAGTGCTTGAAAGCTCTCACCCACAATCTCGCCATCCAACACAAACTGTCCACCAAAGGCAGAATCACGTTGAAATGCTTTGCGATGTTCTTCAATAAAGTCAGCAATCTGCGGAAAGTTCTCAAACTCTTTGCCATTGCGACTGTACAATGTACAAGCAGATCCATTCACAACTGCCAACACACGTACACCATCCAGTTTGACTTCAAGACGCTTGATGCCTCGGAGTTTTTTTGGCTGATCTGTAGAGTCCTGAGCCAGTTGGCAACTAAAGATTGGAATCTTCCATTCAGTTTTGCCCACAACTTTGTTAATGGTCTTTTCAGAGATGCCGCATCTCAAGTCCTTGATCAACACACGTCGAGCCAGAGTGTTCCACTCTTCTGAGTCAAAAAGTTCTGCGCATTCTTGTATCTTGTCTCTGGCGCGATTACCAGTTAGCCCACGGGTACGCAAATCCTCTAGCATGGCCCAAAAACGTGGCCAAGGATTGGGGCGGCCAGTTAACCCTTGAGTTTCTGGCACTTGCCGAACGCCAAACACATGAAAAGGGTTGTAGGCTTGGTAGCAATTGAACAAGAAGGCCTGTGCATCAGCACTGCCTAACTTGGATGCCATCAAAGCCTTTTCAATAACTTTTTCTTTGTGTATGCGGCTGTCCGAGCTTTCGAGATCACGGATCCAACCTGCCGCCATTAGTCCGTCAAACCTTGAGTCTGAGAAGTTTGTTTCATTCATATATTTACTTGGTTACCATGAACTATTATAAAACACTTTTAACCCCATGAACAACTCTGCTCGAGCGTTCTTGATGAACTCAAGATCTTGTTCTCTATAGTGTTCGTCGGCATCGTTGCCAAAAAAGAATCCTGAGGTACTGGGCAATGTGCCAGCAATGACATCGAGCTCTAGTCGCTCAAGATCTTCATATGTGAGCTCAAGTTCGTCGCCATTGAATCCACCTTCATTGCCTTTGGATTCCCAAAGCCGACGCATCCACCCATGCAGGTTAGGATGTTTGCGCCAGTAAGCGATTTCACGGGGTCTGGTCTTGCCGGGCACAGTCCACTCACCGTCTTCGTAGGCGCCGGGTGCGGAATAGTATTCTTCTTGTTGACCTGCTCTAGTGGCCACGTATGCATACATGTCCAATCCCATTACGCAACCTCCACGCCAAATTTGGCTTTGACTTGATGATTTTTGCCACGCACTTCTGTGGGCAAACCTGACACCCGAGCTAGTGCTTTGGCATAGCCTTTGGCTGGTTCTAGTGGCAACTTGACTTGTCCATTAGCATCCCAGCATGCACCCCACAACTGCCATTCGCCATTGGGCGCTTGAGAGTCAGGACCGGTAGCTTGCCAAACTTCATATAAAAATTTCATGCTGCCTCCAACATGTTAGCAGGAACATTGAACACTCCACCAGGAGTGTTCACAAGAATGTACTTGATCTTGACTTTGCGCACAGTTCCGACATAGGTCAACCCATTACGGTTACTGGTAAACTTCACAGAGTCACCAAGTTGGAACGAGCGTTTGTTCAGCTTGGTGAGTTGCGCACGGGCAAACTTCACAGCATCAATCACCGATGACAGTTCAGTATTGGTCAAGTTACCAAACATAATAGCAGAATTAATATCTTTCACGTTCATCTTGGGCTCCTTATTAATTACAATACAAGTATTATAGCAAAATGGGATTTATTGGTCAACCGAATTCGTACATGTACTGAGCCATGCTAGGGTCAAGTTTGATCAGATCACGAGCGGCCGCTGTAAGCTCACGATAGCGACGGTTGACTTCTGCACGGGGTAGTTCGCCATCACAAGAGAGATTTTCTGGGCTCAAATCACAGTCAATCATCTGTGCCACACGCTTGCGGCCTGCGGCAGTTTGGATTTCGTACACGGGTTCTGTACGCTGACCTCGGAACAGAGCGGCATAACGGTTTTTGTTGTCAATAAAAGTGGTAAGTGCTCGCATCGCTAACTCCTTTTTAATTACAATACAAGTATTATAGCAAATTGGGATTTATTGGTCAACCAAAAAAATGTGGCTAAAAAGCCACATTTTTGAGTACATTTGTAGTTATTTCCTATTATTCACTACTGGCACCATCCCCACTGCCATCACCATCGCCGCCATCTCCATCACCTCCAGGGCCATCAGCGGCGGCAGCATCGGCAGCGGCAGCGGCAGCATCGGCTGCCGCGTTGCCACCTTCGGCGGCGCCATCATCTGATGAAGTTGACGAAGTTGCATCGGCATCGGCATCAGCTGAAAAACCTCCTCCATCGCCACCAAAGTCTGTGGCTCCATTGAGCACTTGGAACGGTTTTGTAAATGGTGCAATGCCAGCAAAGGTAACTGTGAATTCAAAAGTTCCAGCTTCAAGTGCTGTTCCGGCCACAGTGTCTTGACCATTGACATCTGTAGTGCTTGAACCTGTGGCCCAGGGCAATTTATAGGTGTAAGCAGTTGATGGTGGGCCACTGACCACCAGTTGTAAGGGTTGACCTTGATATACAATATCGATGTTGCCTGTGATAATGCCTGTGTACCAACCGGTTTGTGTTACATCGCCTGTGACTGTGGTCACTCCTGGTATCACATTTACTGTAGTCGAAGCTTCTCCAAAAACTGAATTCACTGTGGGTTGGCCGGCACTGAAAGTTAATGTTGCTGTTCCTGTTGCACCTAAATACGATCCAGGAATACGATACACCAGGCCGCGCCAGTTAGATGCACCACTGCCTGCGGCCCACTCGCCATTGGTTCCTCCATATACCGTTCCGTTAATGGTGCTGGTTAATCTAAAAACTGTTGGGTCAAACCCTGCAAGGCTTACACTGGGTCGTATTCGTAAATTAACATAAAAATCAGTATTGGCCAACAATTCAGTCACTGGTTCTTTTGGATTGTATCCCAATGGAAATGTGCTGTTTGATGCATACACATTAAGAATTACAACCTGCACTGCTGGAGAGGTAGTCACCGGAGTAGTATAAAGATTTTGTGACTTTTCTCTTGCACTGCCAGACTCAAACCTACACTCATAATCAGTAGAATTAGCATTACCAGGAACTTGATATTGCGGGGGTGGTGGCAATGTAATTGGTGCATACTGTTCGTTTACTAGATTTCTAGTAATTTCAATAGGACGAGAAGCAAGATTGGTACCTGTTACTACATCTAGTGATGTGGATATGGCACCTAGTAATCGAGCTTGACTTACCCCTTCGGTTGGGTAGCGTACAGAAACTCCGGTCCTAGCCGCAGGAAACCCAGTGGCATCTTGTGACTCTGGCCAAACGCTGGGCACAATATTGTCGTGTTTGATACTCATGCTTTGTCCATTATTAAATTGTTACGACCTTCTCGTAGTGCACCTAGTATTGCCTGTCCAGATTGTGTACTGGCATTTGCCACAGCAATCAAGAAAGAATTTAGTCCTCCAATTTCTTGATCTAGACCTGCGTACTGCAAACCACTCATAAAACTCAGTGTGGCCTGTTGCCCGCCAGGCACAAGATTAGCAAAGTCTAATCCTGCGCGAACTTGATTGGCATACTCGTATTCGTATTGTATGCAGATGCTGTTAAAGCTGTTGTTTAACGATGTGGTATGTACTGGATATGCCGAAATCAATGCAGAAATTGCTGCGTTGGCCGCCGGGATCAATCCTGTGGTAAACGCCGCATCGCCAGATGCATACACACCAGCAGCCGGGCCAGCAGGAATAGTGATCGGCCCTGAATTTGGTCCATATGTACCTGACACTGTGGCCAACATCCTTTCATATATGGCATTCAAGGTTGTGACATTCATGTTGGCAATCACAGCATTGGTATTCTCTAGAGCATTTTGCGTAATAGTGCCAATGGCTGTACCAAGAAAATCTTGCATGGTAAATGTGCCAAACTCGGCTGTGCCGTTGGCAAATGTGTTTTTGTAGTAACTGGTCACTGTGTCTGGCACAGGCTTGGTTACGTTTTCAACTAGATCAAGACCTTTGAGTGTTTCCATGATTATCCTAACAATGCGGCTGCCAGCTGAGGTGCAGTAATAGTAGAGATTCCAGTGACCTGCTGAAGACTGGACTGGAATGCTTTGTTGGCCACTGCCTGATCGGGTGGAATAATCTTTGCCAACTCATCACACCCAGCAGGCAAAACAATGGCTGTGCTGTCATTGAGTGCGGCCTGAATAGCAGAATTCACAGAGCCATCAGGTTCAAAAATCAATATACTGGTAGTTGGATCTGACACTGTGGATATCACTGTCAGACTCGGCCAGCTGGTTGGGAATATTTTTTTCAAGTCCAACAAATCGCCTAGATTGTCAATACCCGGTATGATGGCATCCAGAATGTCCAAGGCGTAGGTCAAGCAGTCACCGTCGATGGCTACCATAGCGGAATAGGCCTTTTTTTGTAGTGCATTGAATTCAGTTTCAGTAGGAGTACGGTCACTGGCTTCAGGAGTGGTCAACAGAATGATATCACTTTCAGTAAGACCGTATTCAGCCAGCTTGGTAGCAATACAACTTAATGTGCCAACTGTGATGCCTGCATTTTCGCTGATCTGTTGCAGTACTCCTGTTGGCGTGCCAAAATTATTTAAGTTGCCCAAGTTTAATAATTTTCCTGATTTGGCAATGTCAGCACCAAAACATTTCAGTGCCAGGGTAGCCGCAGTAAGTTGTCCAGTAATCAGGTCATTCATTGTGGTAAAGGTAGGACCAAGATAAGTTGTAGCATTGACCGCACTGCAGATCAATTCGTTAGCTGACTGTCTGTAGCCTGACACAATTTGAAATATTTGACAGAACTTGTCCACGCTGCCATCACCCAGATACATGGCGGCATTGTTGGCCACTAGGTTGCCAAAACCGCCAGGTTCGCTCACAGGTATCAACACATTATTATCAGCAAATGATCCTGGAACACTGGATCCTAGAGCAGGGCATGTGTTGCTGGCCAGGGTCTTTAGTGTGGCAATAACGTTGGCGCTGATGCCAAATCCTGGCGCGGCTGCAATAGCACTATTCAAATTAGAAACAAAACTAATCGAATTATATGAGCTCACTGCATTGGTCAACGCTGTGGGCACAGCAATGCCTTGATTGTTTAACAATCCTGCACCAGCAATCAACTGCAACGGTGTGTATGTGCCTGGTGTTGAAAATCCTGTGCCTGCCATTATCCTGCCCTTACATCGCTACTGCCGCCAGTGCGAGTGTGACCACAAGTGTCTGCATTACCAGTGACACTAATGGGTTTGCCTTCTACTCGCACACTGCTCACACCACCAGCGGTTTGTGGACCGCTGTGTGCTCTTTTACCATGAAAACTAACAGCCAATCCGATCACCGCCGTGGGCTTGCCGTTGGTACGAACCGAGCCAATGCCCGATGTTACTACACCGCCTCCTGAGTCTGAATCACCTTGTCGCTGTACTGATGGCATATTATCCTAGTATAAGTTTCTTTTCTGGCACTTTGATGCCAGTTGTTGCTTCCAAGTATTTCATTTTAACTGAGTCATCAGTCTTGGATACCAAAGAAACGCTGTTAGTATTTAACCGAATTTCTTCCTTGGGGTCTGCAGTAAACAAACTGGGCACAAGTCCCATGCCTTGTGGTCCTGGCGCAATGCTCACAGGTTCTTCTAAGATAATCCAGTCGCCGCCCGAGTGCTTAACTTTGGCAACCATTTCCTCGCCTGAGTTCATTTTGAATGTGTATACTTGATTGTGTTCGAGTGCTAGTTGTGTCATTAGACGCTTTCTGTTAGTTTAGCTTTGAGTTCTGTAAATCCACCCACAAGTTCTCCGTTGAGAATAATCTGTGGTACTGTTCTGGCTGTGGGGATTGCTTCTAACAATTCTTCTTTTGTGTATCCGTCACCAATCTTGCGTTCTTCAAAAGCAATGCCTTTTTGTTTTAACAGTGCTTTGGCTTGGTCGCAATAGGGGCAATGATATTTGCTCCATAAAATAGCTTGCATTTTATTTTCTTTCTTTTGATTTATCGTAGGTTTTGGCAAAGATGTCTGTTTTGAC